AACTTGGTACAAAGTCGGGATTAGGAACTTGTATTTTAGGATAGTAGTGAACACGTAATGACAATACTATCATATTTACATTTAGATACTCGGTATAGTAAATACCTTCAATACTACGTTTTAATCCATTTATAGGGTCTAAGTTAGGGTCATTTACAAATACGCTACTTTGTTCGATAGTAACATATTGACTTGCACCTGTATCAATACCTACTTTAAATCTTGAATTATTGGCTACAATCCAAGCTGTTATTTCGTTATTTGTTAAGTTAATACCTGGAACTGTTATAGCTACATCATAAAGTATATTATTAAATTTATCCTGTTTAAAAGCTTCGTAGCTGTGGTATAAAGACAAAGTTACAAGTGAGGTATTATTAAACTCGTCTTTCTCAACTTTTCGTATTTCCCACCAATGAGGAAAAGCGCCTTTAAATGATTCTGATTTTACTATTGCCATGATATTTTTATTTATAATGTTATACTTCCTTTTTGCGTTGGCGGGGTTAATTGGACTATGTTTTTACAGTTACTAATAGTTGCTTTGTACGACCTTACCGTATTGCCTCCACTTGCATCAATGTCGGTAAAATTACAAAAATTTAAGTCGCCCGACATAATACTAACTTGCCGTTGAACACCACCTGTGTTAGACCTAATTAAATTAACACTTGCCGCCGTACTTGCCGTACTAATTAATGAATTTATAATAGCCGATGAACTAATTTGCAAAGTTGACCCTGCTTGGTTTATTGTTAAACTTAATATTTTTGCACCTCCACTATCTAATGTAACAGCAGTATTTGATAATCTTAATTGTGATAATTGCTTCCCTGCTAATATAATTGTTGCAGCTGCGTTTATAATCAATAAACCTGTATATGTAACTGACATGCCACTAACAAAAGTTATATTCCCAGCGACCGTTAATTGACTTGCACCGCTCAACGTACCTACATATCCTGTACAGTTAATTGTTTTCCATGAACAAGTACCGTCAACATTACAATTACCTGAGTTAGAAGTAAAATAAACATCATCTACACTTGTTGGTACAGCACCAACCGAGCCACCCCCATCAGTAGCACTCCAATTAGTTGCTAAAGTTGCCGATGATGAGCCTGTATTCCGAAAATATCTTGCTGCCATTATGCTGCTATTATTTGAGATTCAACAAAACTGTTTGCATTTAACTGTAAAACGTTGTTGCAATTGCTTATTGTGCCTTTATAAGTCCAAATTGGTTTACCTTGTGAAGCATCTATATCTGTGAAATTAATAAACGACAAATCGTGTGTCGCACCGCTATTTAGTGTTATTCTCCTCTTAACACCTACACTGCTTGAATTTATGGTATTGTGGAATATAGATGTAGCAGATGTAGCATTTAACGCTGTTGTTATTGTTAAGTTGCCAGGTAATGATAATGTATACCCAAATCCACTCATTGCAAGTGTAGAAACCGTTATATTATAAGCCCCTACAAAAGTGTGCGCTGTATTAATAGTCATAGTGCCATTAACAGTTAAATCTCTATCTAATGTTAATGTTATCGGGGTTGTTCCAGTAAACGAAACATTATTCCAAGTAATACCATTTACAGTAATAATTGCTGAGTTGTTAAATACTATTGTACTGCCAGCAGTTGTAACAGTTCCGCTTGTCCTTGTTATTAATCCAGTTCCCTTATATACTGTACCTGAAATTGTAACATTGCCGTTAAAGTCTAAGTCGCCATTAAATATACCAGTACTTCCAGACCATGTGCCACCTGTTAATTGTATTTGAGCTGTACTCGTAAATGGGGTAGAAGAAACTGACAATCCTCCACTTAATATTAACTTTTCAGATGATGTTTTAGTTATTGTAAAACCATTTGAATTGGAGCCAGAGCTAAATACCCCTGAATTAGCCCAGTCGCCTGACAATTTAATTACACCTGCATTTGGGTAAAGTGCCAAAGGCGTACTCCATGTTTTACCGTTACTTGTTAATAAACCACTTGCATTAATATTTAAAGTACTTGAACCACTAATACCCATACCACTAGCTAGGGTTATATTACCATAAGTGCTTAATGGATTTGATAGAGTAAGCGTACCAGTCCACCCACTAAACGAGATAGCATTTACAGCCATATATGCAATATTTACGGTACAGTTTGGTGAACTTGCATTAAATCTAGTAAGATAACCGTCTGTTGCTGTGGGTACTGTACCTCTTGACCAGTTAGTTGCTGTACCCCAATTAGCCGTTGCTCCTGTAAATATATTTTCTAATGGAGTGAGTGTATTTATAGTATTTGATATACCAGTACTTGATATATTAATCCCTAATCCACTAAGATTTATTACAGTTGTACCAGTCATCGTACCTGTGGTTAGGTTCGACCTTAACGAGCCACAGTTAATTGAGAATCCATTTAATGTACTATTTTGTGTAGTATTATTAATATCTAATAAACTAACACACGTAACATTAGTTGTCAATGTTGTAGTTCCTACACCTGTCAATATTAGATTTCCAAATTTATACGACCCTGTGCCAAAATTATAACCATTAGTTAATATTATGATTGCGGCAGGGAAATCCCCACTACCTGATACATAAGATGCGCCCTTCTTCCATTCTTGAGTGCCTGATGGAAATGCACCATCTATAATAACTGGCACATCAACTACCAAGTAATGACTTAATGTTCCACCACTTAAAAATGTAACGCTCTCAACTGTACCTTTAACAATACTGCCCCCACCTGAACCATCAGTGGTTTTTAAAAATATTTTTTCATTAGTTGTTTTATTTATTGAAGATGTAGAAGCTGTGTTGCTGGTTACATACCTATCAATATACAAATCCCCTACTATTGTTAGTACTTTATTGTTATTATTTATAATAATTATCGGATTAGTCCTTCCGTTTGTTGTTAATGTTAAATTTACATTTATTTGCAAGCCATTCGTACCTGATGTTGTAAAAGCACTCCCTAAAGAGCTGTTACCGTTTAAAACAATGTTATTAGTCATTGTTAACGCCCCTGTATAAGCACTAAAGTCAGCAAAATTACAGTTAAGAGTAGCATTAATAGTACAGTTTGGCGAACTGGCATCCCATACAGCCACATGACCATCATTTGAAGTTGGTACAACTCCCAAACTCCAATTTGTAGCTGTATTGCTATTACTATTTGACGTGCCTCGCCAGTAATTATTAGCCATAATTAACTTTTTAATACAGTTAATACTAAGTTAAGTATCGCAGCATTGTTGTTGGCTGTTACTGCAAACGTAATCCAGTCGCCAGCCGATACGCTTATATTTAAGCCTGTTGCAGAATTGTTTACTTGTGCAGTTAAATTTGGCTTTGTACTTGGAAATATAGTATCTACTGCTTGTGGGTAATAACTTGATTTTTTATAAACATCCATTGTTGCAGTTGAATTAACAGGTGTAGGACTACCTTCTGAAATCGACCATCCTGTAATTGTACAACTATATGGTATTTGCACATAACCACCATATTGTGATGCCTGTATAATACCGCCATTACCACTAATACAAAATTCAAGTGTACCTATTGTAGCATTACCTAAATCAAGGTTACGATCAGGAAATGTTACTATTCTTGTTTGACCTGATGTAACATTTGATATGTTGAGTATAATTCTTTTTAAATTATCAATTAAATCCCAAAATGTAGGGTTTGTTATATTGGCCTTATTTGGTACTGTTGGAAAGTCTGCCGTTCCTCCCAAATCGCCTGCCAATTTAATTACACCTTTCGCTATATCTGTTGCATCGTTAATTGTAGGTATATGCCCATCAACATAGGTTTTAACAGCCTTTTCGCTTGGATATTTAGTATTGCTATTTGATGCCAATGTCCCATCGGTTGATTTATTTGCAATATCTTCGGGCGTATAATTTAATTTTTCCTGTAATCCGCTTAAGTCTTGGTCGCCTGTATTTACTCCGCTTTGCTGGTCAAGTTTATTTTTGTCATCTATCGAAAAATTGTTATCCGTATGCACGTAATTTGCGTCAACGATAAAATTACTATCATTTGTTAAATCGCTGGTCTTGCTTGGTATTTGAGTATTATGCGGGTTTCCCTCAATTTCGCTATGTTCAAATGCAACTTTTCCCCTGTCTCCTCGATATGCAGTTGTTTCAGTTTCTCCAAGCTCTAAGCCGCCGCCACCCTGATTGATATATATACTTCTATCAATAGAGAGTTTTACGTTATATACAGTTGCCGATAGCGTTATTTTAGCGTTCATAGCCTATTTCATTTTTTTCAAATGTGAAATCTTTGCAAATGCCTATATTGGCTTCAATACCTTCGGGGTAAGAAATATTATCTTTTTCAGTTCTTACCTGAAATTCCAAATCAATTGTAGCTCCAAGCAACTTGCTAACCTCCACGCCTACAATGATGCTATATTTCGTATCGCTTATTATTTCAATAGGCAGATAGCCTGTTTTCTGCTCTCTGCTATATTTTGCATATACGTATTTGCTTTTCGCATCTACAAACCAAGCTGTTATATTTGCAAACTCGCTTAGGTCAATAGGGAAAAGCTGCTCGGTATCGCTTTCGCTAAACAATTCGATGTACAGGGTCGGTGTAGCCCCTGCTTGCAAAACTTCCATAGTTGGTACGTCTTATATTATTAAATTTTGGCATATACACCTTATTGTGCCGACAAGCATAGTAGGCAGGGTATTTTGACGAATTTAAAACTATAAATTCCTCTGTCATTTCCCATGCCGACAAAGCCAAAGCCCTTGCATTTTCTTGTAACCTTTTCAACTTGCCTTCGCTTATCGTTTCAGCGTCAACCCTCGTTTTATTGACAAACCCAGTTGCCGTATCGGTTACGGCAGACACATCGAGGTATTTGCTAAAGTTAAAATACGCTAAGATATATTTAATGCCTTTGTGTGATACAGTCCTGCCTGCTGCATTTGTAAAATCGCAGCCATTAAGCAATTTGGCGTTATCTGTTGAGGTGGGGTTGTTTTGCAACTCAAATACAAGTTCAACACCTAATAGCTTTATCAGTTCCAAATCCTCAACCTCGATGGCTATTTGGTTATATTGCTTTTCGTCTTTAAACGGTTTTATATCCCGCTGCTCATTAGGACTTAGTATTGGCTGCCTCATATAGCTCTATTTTTTTGATATTCCAATTCACATTTGCCTTTAATATCGGATTATCAAACGTTGACAATAAGTCTTTAAACATTTCGCTTAATGCGTTTCTATCGTCCTGCGTATAAGCGTTATAAAGGTTAGTAGCCTGTATGATAGCTTCGCCACTTGTGCCACCTAAATTGCTTTCGTCATAGTCTATCAATATTTTAGGCATGTTCTTAATGGCCTTTCGAATGTTGTTGCTTAATTCTTTTTGCCAGTTTTCAAACATTTTATCATCAATGTTGCTTTCAATTTGGTCAACGGCTATCGAGTTTGATTTGTTTACCTCACCTGTAACGGCATTTACCTCACCGTACACAGTAATAACGCTATCACCCTCAACACTAAGCCATTTTGTTACAGCCGCCTCAAGTTCCTGTTTTTCATCGTCATTACTTGGCTCAACCATAGTTATTATGGTCTTTTTTTTAAGCCCGTTACGTGTTTCGGCATTTTTAAATATAGCAAGTTGCTGCTCTGTGTCGGCATCCAAATATACGCTGTCAAATATACTTAGCGGATATATATATTCGTTATCCAAAAAGCCAAAGTAAACATGGCCTTTAAATTTATCAATACCGCCGTCATTTATAATTTGAGCCTCTAATACTTCTTTGACATTAGAGTAAGTTTTTATCCAGTTTATTTTATCTTTTTCAAATTTTTGACCCCGTTTTTTTGCCCAGTTGTCATACACGCCAATTTTGTTAATATAACCAGTATCATCAGCGTTTTGAAACCTGCAATTTTTAAATGGTATCGGCTTTAATGATACAATCTCTCCGGCAACATTATAGTTGACGTGTAAATAAAATCCTTTATTTAAAGCCACAGAATAACAGGCATGCCTAAGTATGTCGATTACTTTAATATCACGGCTCTTTATATCCTTACCAACAACGATATTGTTAATATCGGATTCAAAGCCGCTACCTATTAAAAAACGAGCGTAAATGTCACGGCAAGCCTTAGCAGTTACCGACCCCAAAACTATTTGCTCAATAGTATCGGGATAATCATCATTTAGCCCGAAAGTGTAATACCCTAAAGCCTTATCGGGCTTTATGCTTTTGTTTAGGTTTACTGTCAACCTTTGCGTTATGTTGCGGCTCGATAGTTTCATTTACTTTGTATAGTTTCGGTAAAGTTATAAAATCACGCTCTTTTAGCAAACCTAATTTTAAATATTTAATGGCCTGCTCATCAGTTATCCATTCGTTATTTATATGCTCCCCCGTGGCAGGGTAATATTTTAACCCATTCCATGCAGGCTCGCATGTACGTGATTTAACCGCTTCGAGTAGTTTTGCTCTTTCCATTCCGTCAACTTTTAATTGATTATAATATTTGCGCTGTGAAGCCTCGCAAAAACGGGGCTGGCCGCCGTTAAGGTATAGTACGCTGTAACATTTTAGTAGCAATACAGATAAGGGAGATGCAACCACCTCCCTTATATCTGTTTTTAATATTTTGCCAACATCTTCTACCATTATGTTAACGTTGCGGTTATAAGTGCTTTTGTGGTAGCGTAATCGGTCTTGAAAAGGATAAATGCGCTAAAAGGTTCTTCTTCGCCTGCCATAGATTTTAGTTCTATGGTTCTTGCTCCGTTTGCTGTATTTTCCCTTTTGGTATCTGAAGCTTTATAAAGCCCGTGAGTCAACCCCAAGCAAACAAATACACCATCGCCTGTGGTTGTTTTGTCTTTTCGCTCGTATATAACCACAACATCATTCAGAGCGTCAACATTTTCAACGTCTGTCGAGGTAAACTCGAATTGCTCTAATTTAAGGTAATGGCCGTATTTATCGGGGCGGTTTTCGCTAACAACTAAGTCATGGCCTGCGTCAAATAGTTTTTTAACCCCTGTGGCAGTATATCCAACTGCCGAGCCAGCCATTGTAATGTCGGTAATTTTACTTGACCCAGCCGCCCGTGTTGCCACTAAATCGGCTCGGTTGTAAATGTATATTACTTCTTCGATTCCGCCTGTACCTGAAGTGGTACAGTCGGAAACTATGCTTTTTGAAATGCCGGAAGTGCAACTCATGTGTTTTGTGTTTTTAAATGTTAATAAGCAGCAACAGCCATGTAACCCTCTAATACAAGGGCATCAAGAGTGAAACCATAAGCAACGTACTGATTACGGGTGATTTGGTCTTTGAACGATTCCACGCTGTCAATATCGCCTTTGCTTAATGTGGCAACAGGTATATTGCCCGGCACGGTCAATAACACACGGTGAGGCTTATCAAAAGCTAATCCGGTATTCAACTGCTCGAAATCGCCTTGAATATGAATGTCCCAAAGTGTTTCCATGTTACGAACAGTCGTTCCGTTCCATTTCAACTCACGGAAACCATCAGTAGTAAGAGAAATGTCGTAAGGTGTACCTTTTGTTTGCAGGCTTTGACGGTAGTTTTCGAAAATAGTATTGGTAACATACATCACCTTGTTTGGGTCGCTTTTTAAACGTGGGTCAGCTTTTGCCCATACACCTTCAAAAATTGTCAACGCTTCATCAGCAGCTAAAGCCTGTAACGCAAATGTGGCTGCGGCATTTTTAGTGATGGTAAAGCGGTTTAATGTTGCCCCGGTAACGGCGGCATATACTTTTTTCCAAATGCCATTTATGCTATCGTAATACTTCACATCGCTTGCGGACTTCAACCCACTTGCAGCCGCACCCGACACGGCAACAGCTTTGTCGCCATGCCAAATAAGCCTGTTCATGGCTATTTTGGCCGAGTTGATAATTTGGTCAACTACTAATAACTTTTCAAGGTCGCCACCAAGCTCATAGATGTCTGTATATTTTGTCAAGCTGTTTCGCTGGGCTTTGAATAGCGAATCAATTTCAGCAGGGTTGAAAATCATGGTGTCGCCAATCATTTCAGGTTCTACAAAAGTTTCAGTTAATACTGACTTTGCTCCGCTGTTTGGGCGTGAGGTAATTGGGTCTTTAATACCTGATTTTTTAATTGCCGAAGCAAATACAATTTGCTCTTTCATTTTAACGCCTTCGTAAACGCTGTGATTAAGCGATAACTCAGGGGTTTGCCAAATTTGCTCATAAACAAATTTACGGGCATCGGCCTGTTCCTGTGGGTTCAGACTTAGGGCGGTGTCATTAAATGGAGTTGCCATAGCTTATAATTTTAAGTTTTAAATTTTAATTAATTTTGCTTTTTGCCTTTGTATGTAAAGGCTTGCGGGTTTTGCATGTTAGGTTCGCCTGTTGGCTGTCCGGGGTCGTTGCTACTTTTTAACTGGTAGTTACCCGCCATTTTTTTGAGTTTTTCAAATTCTAATGCCATAGCCTTAACTTCACCATTTAAGCTATTGATGTTAGCTTCGGCATCTGTGGCTTTTTTAGAAGCATCTGAAAGCTGCTGTTTTAGGGCTTCATTTTCCTTTTTTAGCGTTTCTATTTCGCTTCCACCTTGAGCAGTTACTGCTTTTACTTCGCCTGCTTCGATGGTGATGGTAGTGCCATTGGCAATTACATAGTTGCCAGTAGCAGGCTGCCCGTCAATGGTAACACCTGTGACGCCTTCAACTATTTGTGATGGGTCTGTGATGTCAGTACCGAAATCAATATTTACACCGTTTACATCAGTAATGACCATAGCCTTAGGCTGAGGTATAAGCTTCGAAAGCCTATCCAGTAGCTTACCGAACACGGTTAAGCTGTCGTTTAATTTTGAATCCATATTGTTTTTTTTGTTAATAAATGCACAAGCCTGTATATTTGTTGGCTTTACTATCGTTGCAAAGCCTAATGTTTCGATTTGTTCGGGGGTCATTGGCATGTTAGTGTCCATGTAGCCCGATATAATAGTTATGTCCGTTCCTGTTTTCTCAACGTAAAATTTTGCCATTGATTTTTCTAACCCCCTCAAATCTTTGGCCATCGCTTCAAGTTCTTCGGCTGTTGCACCATCGGGCTGTACCCAAGGATTGTGAATGATAAAATCACCTGACAACGGGTTAAAAATCCTATTCTCAACAGGCGGTGCTAAAAATAATTTCACGGCAGCACTCGCCACCATTCCACTATTTTTGCTCTTTAATATTTTCTTCGAGTTGATTAAAATGTCATAAATCCTATCAGACTGGTAAACATCGCCCCCGGGGCTATTGATGTCAAGTTCCAAAATGGCTACATCTTTAGCTTTGTGAACGTGCAACAGGGCATCGTTTGCGGTAAAATCTACCCCGATAACGCCATGTATAGGCACTATATATGATTTAATTTCGCCCATAATTTTTAAATTATAAGTAAAAGTAAGCGTTAATAAGCATGTTGTTATATATTTGCATAACATCATAAAACAAAACGATATATGAAACAAGCTAAGATTGCCAAACTAATAAGGCTAAAACCCGATTTATTGGATAAAATTTTAGAGAAATGCAAAAAGGAAAATAGGAGCTTCAATAATTTTGTTGAAACATCGTTAAAAAAAAGTAGCTTTTATAAGTAATAAATTAATTTTTATTTATATTTGTACTTATAAATCCAAACAAAAGTTTTTTGAGATACGTAAAAATATTGATATAGCTGTCGTTAAAGCTAAAAATAGTGATATATGGGTACATAACGGCATAGCTGTATAAAATCGAAGCGGATAACGGGCTTCAAATTTATCAACCGATAAAAAGTTTAAGCGAGTTGTAAAGTAATAGTTTACAACTGAACCGCTTTGTTTTATACCGCTTGTTATAAGCTGGGCGTTTTTACTTACTGAACTTGAATTGAAACATAAAAAATAAAAGCCTTGGGAGGGCTTTGTAAAACCCAATAAAATTATGAAAACATTTGTAAAAGGAAATACATGGTTGCCTGGTATGGCTCATGGTTGGGGAAATGGTTATGTACTTATACCTAAAGGACATCCATTGCATGGTAAGCATTATGATGAAATTGATGTGGATGTGCATGGAGGATTAACATTTGCTGAAAAAGCAAGTGAATGTAATGGTTGGACTGAAATTGCCGAAGAAGATAAAGAATGCTGGATAGTTGGATTTGACACAGCACATTTCAATGATTCGATTTATACTTGGACAAAAGAAAGAGTAGAAAAAGAAACCAAACGACTGGCTGAACAATTGGAAGCAGTTGAAGTTTAATTTTGTGGGCGGGGCTTTTATATTTCATCAAATTACCGATGAACTAAAATCGAAGCACCCCCCGCCTTGCTTATAACGGTCGAGTGTTTGCGTTGTTGACTCACAAATGTTTAATTGAAATAAAAAACTTGAAAATATGGAAAATTATAATTTGAAACACGAAAGCAATAACGCAAATACTGTGTTAGGTGCAGTAAAATGTGCGAAGGGGTGGCACGATGGTTCATGTTGCTGTAATTGTAAGCATCAAATAGAATTACGCAGACACCCGATAAATAGTGTTGTTGGAAAAGGCAGTATAATGGAAGTTTGTGGATGGGCATGTTTGAATACTGAATTAACAGAATATAAAAGTGGAATTTATTTTGACAATCAACATGGTATGTGTGAATGTTATGTGCGTAGGTAGATTTTATTGCACCTAACGGTTGGTATATGAAAAGTAGCCCAACCACAAACTTAAAAATAATGAACGAAACTTACATGGGCTATTTTTTATATACCGTGTTAGCCGTTCGGTTTTTATTTATTAACTTAAAAAATAATTAATAATGATTTACAAGGCTTATTTAAAACAATGTGGTGAAGGTTGTGATTATACAATAGGATGTGCTCAAAGAGTTATAGAAATTGAAGCACAAAGTATTGATGAAGCGAAACAAAAACTTTATCAAGAAATCGAAGAAAATTATACAGGCGAATTAGAATTAGAACTATGTGAACTGTATGAGATAAATGAAGTTGTTGTTTGTGACTTAAAAGAATGGTATAAACGCATAGATGATGCTGAATATGCTATCGAACAGCAAAGAAAAGAAGATTTAGAACGTAAAGAATTTGAACGACTAAAGGCTAAATTTGGAGCGTCTTAAACTGACGGCTAACGGCATAGCGGTATAAAATCGGCAGGGATTAAGTGTGAAACCCTATCAGCCGACACAAATGATGAATAGTAGCACAACGGTTAAAGCAGCATTACAGCCCTGCTGTTTTATACCGATTGTTATGGCGAGTTATTAATTTAATTAAATTATGAACACTTTGGAAATTTGGAGCAATGATGTGAATTTTGAGGCTATTAAAATACAAAACTGGAATATAAATCAAATTCCTAGAGAAGGTGAATATATACTTGTAAGTACGAGAGCTAGAAAAATAAAACAAGTAATTTGGGATTTAGATGCGTTTAAAATAGTGTGCGTGGTGGTATAATTCGCCATAACGGCTGCAAACATGCTTAGTGCCTGATTTAATAGTAATAACTTATCAAAATGCAATTAATTATGAAAATAGCACAAACTTTCAAAACCGCACTACAACAGGCATTAAGTATGTTTGTTGTTAGCAACCGTGTTTATTGGGTTTTTCGTAAATTCAAACGACTTGAAACGATGGATACCGCACCCGAAACATGGTTAATTGATGTGGATTTTGCAATCCACTTTGTAGAACCTTTTAAAAGCAAAAAAGAAGCTCAAAAAGCGGTTGATTTTGCAAAACAGTTACAACCTTGGCAGGAGTTTATTATCCTACATGGTTGCTAACGG